TAGGTTTTCTCTTACCAGTTGATTATTATATTGATTAAAATAATCCTCAAACATATCCATCTGAGCTTGTTTGGCATATAGGTTAAAATCAGCCGGAGAAATATACCCGTAGTTGTTTTTATTTGCTATAGCCAACACTGTATTCCTTACATCGTTAATAGGCATAATTTTATTCTTTTTACAAAGATAACAAAAAAAAAGAGGCTACTTTTTTTGTAGCCTCCTCGTTTTGGTTAGTTAATGAACCTATGCATTAACAATACTTGTAACAGCTTTTGGAGAACTTACCTCGTAATAAGCGTTTTGCCAAGATGTGGCTAAAGCCGCTTCCATGCCGTTTAAGATAGCTGAATAAACATCATGAGCTACTTGAGCTGCGGTAGTTACTGTAGTAGTAGTTCCATCAACATAGTCGATTGTAACAGTTACTGCTGTACCATTAGCCGCAGTAGCAAGCGCCTTAACTCCGTCAATACTAATCAGTTGACCTGTAATGGGAGCGTTTGTGATTTTAAGAAATTTTGCCATTTTATAAAAAGTTTTTAATGGGTTAATAATATATAACAAATATAATAAAAAAAAAGCTACCCTTTTGAGGCAGCCCTTTTCTTAGTTAGTATGATATAACTATATTTTGTTCTTCAACTTATTAGTTAGCAGCTTATAAACTTCTAACCCCTCGTCGCTTTGCATGAAAGAACCTATAATGTAATACGGATCTTCTCCGTAAGGGATGGTAAGCATTTTCTTCTTGTTATTAGGAAGACTATAGTACACATCTTTATTATTGTTCCTATATGATATGAACCCTGCCATCATAAACTGATGAACGGTATCCATAAGCTCTAGCATAGGGTCATTTACGGTAGCCATAAAATCCTCTGGCCTAGCCTTAGCATATAAAAGAACGTCTCTTTTTAATTCAGGGATAGTCATGTTATCCACGCTATTGCCCATTAATACTCTACAAACAGAAGTAAGCTTATCTACATCCTTTGTAATTTTTTTAGCCTCTATCTGAGCCTCTAATTGCATCTCTACCGCTTCCAGCTCTATGGCTGCATCGCGAGAGTTGTTTATCTCTTCAAAGACCATCCCGTTGCTAGGGTGATAATGTAGAAACTGCTGTAATGCCTGGTTTTGTTTTTCAACTATTAACATCCCATCTTCAAACACAATTGGTTCCAGGATAGCATTTCCATCTTGCTCATCCTCGAAGGGAGACTTCTGATTTCTTGCATAACGAAGGGGGCGGTTAATGCCTTTCTCTTCATCGAAATGTAATAAGGGAGATCTTGACGAGTGTCTTGATGCCAGCATGTATGAAAGTGGCTGCTGCTGGCCGGAAAGCCTATAGGCTTTGTTCTCGTATTTTTCTTTTTGTTTTGCCATAATAATATAATTTAATTTAATTTAAAAAAAAAGGGGGATGGGTTACCACCCCCCCTTTGGTAACTGCTATTTATGCATCTTGGAATAAGAAGAAGTTGTTAGCACCTAAGGTACATACAGCTCTTTCAGATAGGAAGTTGACTTCCATGGCATCCAAGTCGCTAGTTCTTGCGCCACCAGCAGAGCCAGTGATCCAAGTCTTATAGCGGCGATCTTCAGTCTCTGAAGCTCTATAACGAACATGAAGGAAAGGACGCTTGGCGTTCTTGCCCAAGATTTGGTCGTAAACAGTGGTTGAACCAGCAGGAACTAAAAGTCCGTTGATTTTACCAGCTGTAAGGCCGCCTCTCATAGTAGGGTCGTTTAGGTATTTCCAGTCAGACTTGTAGAAGTCGTAACCTCTACGGAATCCTGTGAAGCCTAGGTTAAGAGCCATGTCCTTGTCATTGTCAAAGAGACCATAAGAAGTGCCACCCGCTCCATAGGAGTTTTGTGCCGCTAGCATATCGTCAATATCGAATGAGAACTGTCGGTTAACGAAGATTACATTCTCTTCGATAGAACCCTGCTTGTCAAGACGTTGGATAACGCTATCAAACTGAGCCAAAGCTACTGGGTTACCACCGCCGAAAACATTACCTCTGTTTCCTACAACGTAGAAGATACCATCAGAACCTGAAGCTCCGGCAACACCTGCGCCTACACCTACACCTTGTAGGAAGTCTGCTGCACCAGAAGCTGCTGCTGCTGGAACTGCTTCCACCATAGCTGTCTCTAGATAGTCTTCGAAACGAAGTCTAGTGTCATGCTCAGATTTTAGATACCATAGGTAGCCAGTTGCACCGTTCTCAGATGTAACCTCAATCCAACCGATTTGAGCCATGTCAGAACCAGAGACAGAATACTTGTCCTTGATGATGATTGGCTTGTTGTCGAAGATGAAGTCATCAGACTCGTTAGAGCCTACCATGCCGACTGTTCCTTTCGCGAATTCAGAACCATAGATAAAGATATCACAGCTTGTTGCCGCCGCCATTGCCTGACCACCTACTTCGTAATACGCTACGGTAAATGTTCCAGGATTTGCTGAGGTAGGAGCAACGCTGATGATGCCTTTATTCTGCAATGTAGATCCAACAGTGTTGTCGGAGATCATTACTGTCTGACCAACTCTAAGTGTAGCTAAAGTGCCGGAATTGGCATTCAACTGTGGATTAAAGTTAGTAGGGCTATTAGCTCCTACGCCTGGGGCTACGCCCACGCCTGGAACTGTCCAAACACCACTTACTGCGGCTGCCGCACCTGCGGAAGTACAATTCTGATATTTAGTGTGTAACCTTCCTTGCTCAGCCCATTTGATCATGTCTGAGTTAGAAGGCATTTCAGCACCCACCATTCTAAGGAATGATGCTACTGATCTATTTCCATAACGCTCGAATTCCTTTTCGTAAGTATCAGGAAGATACTGATTCAAGAAATCGAAGTTAGTGATATAGTTGGTCGATAACGGGGTCTGTTGCGCACTCGGCTGCAGGTCAAATCCCGGGGTTAAATTTACTGCCATTTTGAATTTATTTTAAATTGTTTAATGTTTTTTAATACTTCTAATTTTGAGTCCTCTGCCATTTTCGTGTCTGTCATTACTACTCACAGGGCGTATCTTCATTCCGTCTTTAGAGACAGATTGTGAATTTGATCTAACATCCATATTAATGTTTTTCGATTTCCTTGAAACATCATCTACGGTATTAGCCACACCTTGATCATAGAAATATTGAGCAAATTTATCTGGGTTCATCGCTACCGACAAAGCCTTATGATAACCTACGGCATCCGTAATTAAACCACTATCATCCAAATATTTACCAATGAAATTGCCAACATTTGACTGAAGATTTTTTAACTCTTCTGCGGTACCAGGCTTAAAGGTGAGGTTGTTATCAGACACCTTGAAATCAAAACCTTTGAAATCACTGTTAAACACATTATTTGTTTTGTCTATAAAAAACTCTTGCTTCTTCCTGTTCTGCTCTTCTACGCTTTTAGATTCCTCTATGTAACTCTTATAAGCGCCAAGGTTCTTTTCCTGGTCTTCCGATAATGCACCCCCACCTGACTCAAGAGGGATGTTGTACTTATCTTTTTCTCCATTCAAAAACTTCTTTGCCTTAGCGAGTTCTCGTTTTTTTGCTAACTTAACCTTCTTGATTTCTTTCGGCTCATCTAGCTCCTCATCGAAACTAAACTTATCCTCAATAATATCCTGAATGTCTATCTCGTCTAAACCTTCTTCGGTGGAGGCGTAATAGTCAGCAAGTACAGCATCATCGTCCATCTCATCAAAATCCTTTTGTAAGTTATAAAAGTCTTTGATGCCACGTCCGGTTTCCTGCTTATACTTTAAATACGCAGATACATCTTCTGGTAACTCAGCGTTTGCCTCTTTTTCCGCAAACAATTCGTCGATAGAATCTATATCCTTGTCATATCTATTCTTTATATATGAAAGAATGTCATCTTCTTGTAGTTCTGTAGTGGGCTTTTCAGCTTCTACGGCCTCTACTTTAGTTTCATCCTCTGATTTTTCTTCAGATAATGAATTTGCTTTGTCACTAAGATCTATCTTTCCAATAGAAGGATCACCCTCTTGTTCTTCGAATTTCTCTTCGTGTTTCTTTAACAAATCTGATTCCACCTCAACGCGAGATTTCTCTTCTTTGTTTATCTCTTTTACCTTAAATTCCATTTGATTTGATTTTTATAAAGTTAGTACTATTTAATTTAATTATCTTGGGTTAAATTCAGCCAGGTCAAAACCGTCTAGGCTGTCTTCGTTAGACTCAAAAGAGATAGAGGGTAGATTACGCTTTCTCTGCTCTATCATCTTCGACTGATTAGAGGATTGCTTGTTTAATCTACTGCTTTTCTCTTTCTCTCTGCTCTGCTCCCTGGAGTCTAGCTGGTCTTGCTCTACCCCTTGAATCTGCATCTGGTAGCCAAATTCCACCTCCATCAAGGACTTCTTCAGCTGTGCCTCCATCTGCATTTTTTGTAGCTCCATCTGGTTCTGTGCCGTCATGATCTCCATCTTAGCCGCCGAGGATGCCTGTGTTATCTGCATCTGCTGCATCGCTGCCGCCTCCTGCGCTTGCATCTGCTGCTGTGCTTGCATCTGCTGCTGCTGTGCTAATATCTGCTGGTCTTTCTCTTCTTTCTGCTTGCGTTTAAGCTTCAGCAGCTGGTTGGCCATCTTTAGGTTGTTAAGCTCTCTGATATCTATAGCATCTTCTAAGCTGATATTCTCCTTCGATAAGGCCATCTGAATATTTTGCTCTAGCATAGCCTTCTCCTCCTCGTCAGGAGACATCTCAATAAATATCCCAAAATCATGTAGATAGAGGTCTTTTATCTGCTCTATAATCTGTAGGTTGTATTTACCTATCTGCATGGCAAACTCATCTTTGAAGTCCGCATACTCTAGTATGTCAGAGGTACGGATAGAGAGACACTCCGCCAGGCTGCGTGTCATATATAGGCTCGCCTGTAATATATGCCTGGTGGCTGTATTGGAGTTTAGAGCAGCAAGCTTATTGATGCCTACCAAGGAGTTAGCGTCCGGCATGCTTCCGTCTCTAGCCTCGTTTAATCCAGTCACGGATCTAATCATATCTAGATAATGATTGTAGTTGCCTATCAGCATTTGCATCTTGCTGGCACCGCTGCTTGCGGTGAGCTGGGTGATAGGGACTTTTGCATTGTTATACTCACCATCCTGGGTGTAGCTTCTTCCTACGACACTACCTGTCTGGAAGTACAGACGTAGGGCGTCCTCTGGAGTATATGCAGCGCCGGTGCCTAGGTCTACCTCGTTTAGTCCATCGGCGTCTATGAATACACCGTCTGGAACCAGCTTTGATACCACCTGCTGGATTTTTAAATGTGTCATCTGGATTAAATCCGCAAAAGGAACCATCCTACGCACTAGAGACTCTACGGACCCTTTGTACATCCTTGGGGCGCAGGCGATATAGTTGGGCCTAGCATACTGGTTGGAGGATTTGGGGCGTACCATATTCTCGCTCAGCCTCCATTGGAGGATGATGTTAGTACCCATGACCATCACGCCATCATACCATACATCGATTCTTTTCTCTACTCTTTCAAATTTCGCCTCCTTCTGCATCTCGTCAGTAGGATTAAACTCATCGTCTTTCTCTACGGTCTTAAAAGTACCGTCAGCCATCTCTTTCTTCTTATATACAAAAGAGTGCGTGGACTTATAGTTGAAATACAACAATGTCGCAGTATCTCTGTTGAACATGCTATCGTTGTATGCTTGCGCCCCATCGTAGTATTGCGCCCAGTCCTGGCTGTACTTAGATATCTCTAGTAAGTCTGTATTTGTTAGTGAAGGGTCTATCTTAATAAGCTCTCCAATAGGCACTGTCTTTATCTCTCCCCAATAAAAATTATCTTTGAAGTATGGGTCTTCGGTGTAGCTGTATACCACATTCGCAGGGTCGACATAGTCTACCTGTATCCCTGACCCCTGCAAGAACATATGCTTGCATATGCCGATGCCTAGTACTGTCTGGTCGTAGTCTACTCTCTTCCTTATATCCGCATAATGGTTCTCGTCCAGCAGGGTGTTTATCGCCACCTCTTCAGCTATCTCTATCGCTGGCTTAAACTTCATCTGCATATATAGCTCCATCTCTTCGTCATTGCCTGGAAGCTCTTCTTCTTTCACGCTAAAGACCGAAACACCGAAAGATTTTTCTAGCTGTTGCAATAGCGGCGCTGCCAACATATCCGCCTGTACCATATCCTGGAACGCGCTTCTTTTCTCCGCAGACATTGCGTCTTGCGCGTATGCTTTAATCTTAAAAAGCCTGTCAGACATTCCGTTGACTACGATATCCACAAACTTAGGGATGATAGGAACGGGCGTCCAGTCCAGGTTCAGGTGGCTGAGGTCTCCATCGACAGATATCTCGTTTTTGTATTTAGCGATAGACTGCTCACCCCTGGCATATAGCCGCAGACGGTTGAAGTCAGCCCACTGGTTATAAAACCTACATGATCCGCTATCTCTACGAAACCATTCGTACTGTATAGACTGCCCTACCTGTAGGCCAAATTCTACTGTGTCTTTAACTTTATCTGAAGCAAACTGATCAGGGAAAGCAGCCGAGTTAACTTGTATTTTTACGTCTTTCATTTATTTAAGTAATTGGCTAACAGAATCTTTATTATTGTATCTCGCAAAGTTAATGCTTATTTTCGATTTCTCTTTGGTCGGTGTATATAGGTGTTTCTGGTTAGCCATTATCGCCAGTCCAGAGCTTATGGAGGCGTCATGCTTGGTTCTGTTGCTTATATCAAATCTCGCCCAGTCTTCTAGCGTCCTATGGAAATGCATTATCCCCATATCGTCCTGCTCCCTGTAGGAGCCGCCCATATCTAGCC